ATCACCTGTGCCCTGACTAACTAAATACAAAAATTGATCTGCTGCAATATCGCCACCAGCAACAACAGTACCAGCAGATGCTGCACCAGCGTTTATAATTTGAGTTTCTGTTAAGTCACCGATTGCAGTGTCATTAACACCAGTGCCTTCTGTTGCCGAAAACAGATCAATATCTGTACTACCACCAGCAGGTGTTTCAAGACAAGTCATTGTTACGCCAAAAACAGTTCCTTGGTTAGCAGTAGTCACTTGACCAATAAAAGCAACACCAGCACCATCTTTACCAATAATGTCACCAGCAGTTCCACCATCTTTAAGACCAGTTAAATCAATCATAATAGTAGTTTTAACAATGTTAACATTTGTAGTTACATCACTTTTAAGTCTATTTACTTGAGTTACATAAACTGATGCTGTGCCTTCAATACCAGCACCTCCAGTAGCCTCAACTGCCATTTTATCTCCACTTGTAACAGTAATTGCACCAGTGGTTGCATTTTTTGTTATAGTTTGAAATCCATTTTCTGATCTGACTGGACCTGAAAAAGTTGTATTCGCCATCTTAATCTCCTAGTTAAAAGATATAGTCCTCTAGGGAAGTCAGCCAAGCCTGTCTATATCAGTTATGAAATTCTTGGTAATAACAGTATACAAAAAAAAAGAGGACTATGTAAGCCCTCTTTTCTTAGTTTATTCAAGAAGTTTTTAAGCTGCACCAGGTGAGCCAAAAATACCTCTAGGATCGGAGAATCCAAATGAATATCTTTCTCTTGCTTTAAATCTTACATTACCAGTATCAAAGTCGCCTTCAATAGCTGTCTTGATTGGACTTCTAACAAATTGTTTTAATCCATTAGGAGCATCAGTCATAATGAAGAAAGCATCAATATCAGTTAAATAATGATTTACTCTATAACCTTGTGGGATCATTCCCATGTTTGCCATAGCATTAATATCATTATCTGCTGTACCTACTCTTTGTGGAGATTTTAAAATTCTCTCAGCAGTGAACTGTAATTCTTTTGGAATTATTAACTTCACTCCTTGTAAAGCAATTTTTAAACCTCTTTCATCAACGAAAGCAGCTATGTCTATTAGAGACTGTTCGATTGATGTTTCACTTAAATCAGCTGCTGTAGCAAGTTCATTAGCTAATGTTCCACCGTTTGCTAATGGGTGGTCAGTAGCACAAAGCTCCTTACCATCACCACCAGTGAAACTATTATCAAAAGCATTGTTTAACACGTTAGCAGCTTTTACTTGCTTAGTGTTAGCCATACTTCTAGCTAAAGCTCTTGTGTATCTTGCAGCTAATCTGTCATACAGATTATCTTCAATAGCTTCTTCAGTAATAGCAAATGCCATAGCAATAGTTTCGTGTGTATACCTTGCAGTAAAAGATTCAGTAGCTTGGTCAAATGTGACGTTTGCACCTTCTTGTTTTACTGGAGCAGAACCGAAACCAGAGAGCATTACTTCTTCTTCAAAAGCTCTGTCTGATGCTTCGCTTGTAAAAATTTCGGCATGTTCATTTTCATACCTATTATATTCTAAGCCAAAGAGAGCGTTCAAACCAGGCTCTAGTTCTTTGACGAGTTGTGATCTTGATATAGCCATAATTTACCTCCCTTATACGCCAGTATCAGCATTTTTTACTTGCTGATAGAAATGGTTATTAATACGAACAACAACATTAGCGTTTGCATTTGCGACATCAGAGTTATTTGGGTCTTGACAAATATCTACTGCCATTAGTGCAAAACTAAATGAAGTGCTCACCTCAGATACATCTAACTGTACTTTTGAGATACCAGTGTCTGTATTACCAGTCACGTTTGTTACTGAATAATTAGTAAACAAACCTGCTCTTGTAAAAGTTGCATCGGCATCAATTAAAAATAAAGTTTGTGGATCGTCTATAACATTAGCAACAATATCATCAGCAGCAATGCTACCAGGATAATGATTACTAAATGTTGGTTTCTTGGTTGTTGGATCAGTGTAGAAACATCCGTTGAAAACACCTAAGACAGCCTGACCGTTGCCAGCAGTATGTCTTTCAATGTCTCCATCAGTAGCAGGTATAACTAAATCACCTTGGAATATAGCTGTTCCGTAGTTGTTTGATATAGTATACCTATTCTGTTGGTTATTCCATGAGTGTCCACCAAGTGTTTTATAAGGTCTAAGACCAAATTTTTCACTTACGTTTGCCATGTTTTACCTCCTTGTAAAAATAATAGGCTATTAAACAATTACGGTAGTTGTCTTAAATCTAGGACTTACGACCACCACCAAAAGTAACACGAGATTGTCTATCAATATTTATAGGCATCTCTGGTCGTTGTTCCCTCAGAATATCATTGTCAACGGCTTCTTGTTGATTTTTAGTCTTATTTTGAAAATAATTCTTGCGTTGCTCAACTATTTCTTCAGGTATCCTCGCCAACACGAGTCCACCAACTCCTATCAACCCCTGATATTTACCATCGCTAATTACTGGATAATCATGTTCACCGATTTGATTTTTAATCTCTTCAGCTCTAACAAATTCCCAACCTTCTCTAAGTTTCTTAGATACATTACCTGTATCATCTTGACCCATAGTTTCGGTTCTAATCCAACGATGTTTAAACCCTTTTGGAGCAGGGGGTGCATCTAGACTTGATGGTGGCATCCACTGTTTTTTTCTGGTCTCTCTCACTGTGGAAGTTCGTGAGTTTCTATTAAGTTTGTCCATAATGACTCCTATTTAACAAATTTGGCATATTCTTCCAAAGGCACTCCCAACTTTTTAGCTATTGCTACCTGTGACCGAGTGAGTTTCACAGTTCTGCGACCTTCTTGTTTTCTACCAGCCGATGCGACTGTTTGCGTAGGTCGTTTTTCTTTTTCAAATTTATTGGGAAAGTATTCCCTCATCTTGAAATCTATTTCATTATAATAGTCATCACTCTCTGGGTCAAACCCTTGTGCGACTAAATCTTCGTGAATTCCATAAGCTGCATTTGTAAGCACTTTGTCTTTTCCAAACCACGAATTTTTATCTGCCCAACTGGTAGCTTTTGGTGAAGGCTCTTTTCTTTGTGGTTGTGGTTGAGATTGAGGTTGTGCCTGTTCTGTTGTATCAGGTTGTGTTTTTTTTGTTTCTTGCTCTTCTTTCTTTTTATCTTGTAATATACGAGCTTTTTCTTTCTCCACAGATAATCTAGCTAATAAATCATTAGCTTCCATTATTTTATCTGCATCATTATTTTGTATTGCGTTTTTTAAATTACTTTTTACTTGTTCTCTTTGAGCATCTATTCTTGCATCAAACTCTTTTAAATAATTATCATCGATTGTATTTAAAGTTGTTTCAGCTTTTTTATATTTATCTTGTATACCTTTAGCATAATCAAGAGCAGCTTTTTCTCTTCTTTCTGCCTCTCTATATCTTTTTGTAAGTTGGTCTATCCTTCGTTGCACACTAGAGGATATTTCATTTAAATTAGAAGGCTTTTCTTCAGTCTTTTTTTCATCTACAACTTTTGCTTCTGTGTCTTTTTTATTAGGATCGGTATACCCTAAATCTACTTCTTCAAGTTGTGGTTTTTCCTCTTCTGTTTTTTGTTCTACTTTTAATTCTTTTTCTTCGTGAGCATCTTCACCAACAGAAATTGGTTCGTCTTCTCTATTTAGTTTTAATTGTTCTTGCATACTATCTCCTTAAAATAGTGCGAGGATGTCCTCTGGTTTTTTTATTGTTCCAATAATTTCATCATCGTTTAATATTCGGTGTTCGCCATATTTAGTTTTAAATCTTGCACCAGCATATCGACCATAAATTACAAACTGACCTTCTTTGCACCAAGGTCCGTTTGGAAATCTATCTTTATCTTTATAACATAAGTCTCCCATTTTAATAACTAAACCAACAACAGTTGTCATCTCAATAGTTTCTTTTGTTTGATCAGATAGAATAATTCCTCCGTCAGTTTTTTTCTGTCCTGACCAAGGTCTTACTAATAATCTATATCCTACTGGGTTTGGTATTAATTCTAAATATTCTTCTGTTTGTTCCTTGCCTTTTGGAACGGCATCTTTTTCAGATGTTTTGTACTTTCTAGGCGTGATTAGTTTCATAGTTCCTCTCTATTTTGCAGGTTTTTTAATTCCTGTAGCAACGCTTCTAAAGCATTGAGTCTGCCTCTAGCATAATGTAAACTTTCTTGTGTGTCTACACCATATACGATATTATCTTTAGCAATCTCTATTTCCTTCTTAATTATATCTCTTATTGCTACTACTGTATCTATGTCATACATACTTTATATCTTGCCTAACAAAAAATTCTTAAATGATTTTTAGGTCCTAATTTTTTCCTATGTCTTAATGCTTTTGGTTTATATCTTCTTTTTATTTTCTTTGTGTCTAACTTAACAAAGTGATGTATTTTTTTTGCCACTACTTTTTAGTATCTGTTTTTTTGTACTTGTCAAAGCTTCGTAATCCTGAAATTCCTAGCATTCCAAATAAAAGAGGCATCATGACCGTCATGTCAGCTTGTGGTATATCTACACCAAAACCTGCCATAATCGGTGATACCATATAGTTAATAGCTAGAGATAGTCCACAAATCCAGCCGATGAGGGGTCTCCACGATGATTGAAACCAGTTGCCTTTTGCTTCAGCTTTATTAACTTCTATTTGTTGAAGTGCCAACTGTTGTGCGTGTTTTTCTGCCATAGTGGCTATGTCGTGGCTCAACTTTTGTTGTAAGTCTTTATCTTTAACAAACTTTCCAATCAACTTTGTAGCAGGTCCTATTAAACTTAGTAGTGCCATTATTTACTCCTTTTAAATATTAACTTTCGTTCGCCTTCTTTTACTCTAACAAATCCTAATTTTTCTAAAGACCAATCTATAGTTTTTGTATTATAGGTTTTATGGTCATCTAAAATAATTAAACTTTCATTTTCCATACACCTCATAAAAAAATTAATCTCGTGATTAACTGCATTGGTAGTATGAGGTCCGTCTAAGTGTACGACTGAATAAGTATCTTTCATATACACTTGCCCATCAATACTTATAGGATAACCATTTTTCATTGTTTCAAAAAAATATGTGTCAGGAAACTCAAAGAAAGCAAACTCTTTATATTTTACTAAATCAAATAAAGTTTCTACTTTCATATTATCTGTATAATCTGCTGTGTATGGAGGTTTGTCATCATAGTGTTGATAATTTAAATTACCATAAGGATCAACAGCTATGTGCCTATAGTATTCTGGACCTTTACTGATAACAGCATCCATAATAGTTTGTGAACCTAGTCCTCTACGCAAACCTATTTCACAGGTTAATACTACAGGAGGTAGGTCTAACTTTGCTATTTCTTCTGTTATAAATTCGTATTCTGTTGAATCACCAGCTATCACTTAACACCAATAAATTTTTTGCCCTTTACTTGTATAGGTTTTACACCTTTAATATCACTACCTTGTACACCATTTTCACGATGAGGACAACCTAAATCTGATAATGCTCCTATTTGAAATTTTTTAACCAATTTAAAACCGATACCTTGGTCTTTTGGTGTCTTATATGCACTAATATTTACACTACCTTTTAATAAATCTTTTGAATAATTTGCAGTCGTGGCATATTTATTTTTTCCTAGTACTAAATCACCATCAAGTATATTAGTTCTAAATTTAACATTCTTTACTTCTTTCTTTTTAGTGTCGTAAGTAATTTTAGCATCTGTGCCTGGTTTTAACCTTTTTTCATAAGATATATCTCCACTAGAACGAAATTTTAGTCCTTTACCGACTTTTATTTCATCACCGTTTTTTAATCCTTGAGGAGTAGAACCTTTTTCTGGTGGTAACGCTTTACTTCTTTTGTTCATTGTTTTTCTCCCTTGCTACTTTTAATTTTTCTTCTGCTATTCGTATTCTTTCTTCTGATGCTTCTTCTGAATCTTCTCTTTTCATTCTCTCTAAATCCATTTTTTCATTAAACTCACCCATTACTCTTTCTTCTTTATCAACGTGTTCTTGTATTTTACGTTGCATATCTAATGCTCGTAAATCTATCTCTTGTTGTTTTAATTGTACAAGTGGGTCTTTCTTTTCTTCAGCACTTTCTAATAATTGTAACTCAGATGTTAATTGTGCAATCTTATCAGCGATCATTGATTCTGTTATAATCAAAAACGCTTGAGGATTATCTTGCTGTAACTTCATACTTTCTGGTTTAGCTTGTAATTCTTGTAGTATTAATGCTCTAGCCTTAAAAGATATGTGTTCTGATATATGAGCTTGTAATAATGCGTACACCATAGGATTAATTTGTACCATTCTACTT